TCGGTTGATATGGTCGCCATATTAACGCATTCACCTGATGCCATGAACGAAAAGCCTGAACGTCTGTTCTTGAGATAGGACATACCATAACACCGTATGTCTGCAACACATGCGGCCCAGAATATGAAAAAGAGACGGTTTGCTTCTCTAAAATCTGGCTGCCCAACATCAATCTTGGACCACTGCAAGTACATATAATGAGTGCCAGTAATGTAAGTAGTGATACCTTTATTAATGTACCAGAAACCTTCTTCTCGGCGAATAAACTCACTATCGATGTAGTCATAGTGTTTTTCTTTAAAGTCCTCAGGATATTCTCTCCAGTCGAACACGGTTTTTATTCTTTTTAATTCTTTAGCATATTCAAATCTAGTCCATTTATCTTCTTCAAACTTATGTACATTTTTTGCTAATGGTAAAGCTATTTTAAGATTTTGTATTTCATAAATCTCTCCAATTTGTCCAGTCTTAGATATAACAACCATGTCGTGGTCTTCGTTGTATCCATACTCCCATTTGTTATACCTATTCATTCGTTTAAGAATCTTAGGTTTTACATGATTAGGTAATATTTTATATAGCGTTTGTTCGTACATTACTTAGATCTTCTTTCTGCAAATCCTCCAAAAGATGTTTCTTTTGATATTTCTTTAGGTTTATCATCTAGCATGTCTTGCTCTTCTTTGATTCTGTTTAGTATTTCAAACGCATCAAATATAGCTAATTTTTTAGTAGCAGCTGCATTTTTTAATCTATCAGCTGATATGTCTTCATCTGAATCTACAATAGGTTCTTTAGCAACTTTGATAAGTTCCTCAACTGCTTTTTGCCCAGCTTGGATTATATTCAACTTCGTTTCCTTCGTTCTCATATTTTATAACAATATCATTTGATTTCATACAATATAGTCTTTCCTTTTCTACTAAAAATTCCCATTCACCGTTAGGTGTATAACCTACAAGGTCACCTGGGTTGATTTTAAGCTTGTTTAAGGAGCTATTGCCATATTTTAATATACCAATAAGACTTGCTTCTTTATCTAAAGTTAGATCGTCTTTGCTTTTTATAGGTTTTATAAAACACCTATCACCAAAACTATTCCAACCATTAGAATTTTTATATAAATATACTTGATCAATAGCGCAAAAATATAGATCATTTTTAAAATAAGATCTACTCTTTTTCTTTTGACCTTTCATATCGTAAAAAGTTCTAAATACATTTTGATGTATAACTACAATATCACCTTTTTTTACTTTTGTAGTAAAAGCTAAAGGTGTTTCTACAACTACAGCTAACCTGTTTACAAATTTCCAGTTTTCTATTTTAGTATTAACAACTATATCAACACCACTTATTTTAACTGTATTACTATACTTGTCCCCTAAAGGTTGTATAATAAAATCATATAAACTTTGCATTAATATTCTAAGTCAAATTCAACTGATATTGCCATGTTAGAATTAAATTTTTTCCATGGCAATACTTCGTTGTTTTTTTTGATGTGTATATTATAAGAATTGTCAGCATCTTCAAATAGTATATGAGAAATTTCATGACCACCATAAACTTGTTGACCAACAGCGTAATGCATTGCGTCGTTTTTATAGTCTGATCCAATGCTAATTTTTCTAATATTATTCTGCATCTTCTTTTTCGATGTCTGTGTAACTTCCATCTTGTAGATTGATGTTAATTTGACCGTACTCTTCTTCTAATTCTTTTTTAGTAGAATCAATTTCCTTACTTAAAACTTCAATTTCTTTTGATACATTACTTTTTTGTACCTCAAGAACGCCTACTGTTCTAAGCATTTCATTTAATTTACCTTGTTGATCTTGCAATAATTTTAACTGTTCTTCAGTTATCATTGCTTTTACTGTTTCTTCTGCTTTTTTCATTTAATTTAATTTAATTGTTAATTTACTCTTATTTATATAGTTACCTATATATTACTTATTTACATATAATAACATCAGCCTCAGTTACTCCTGCTCCTAGTGCTGTTATGAAATCTACAGCTACTGGTAAAAATGATCCAGCTTGCACGTTTTCAAATGTTATAGCTTGTGCTACAACTGGCACGCCATCGTTTACAGCAGTTATAACAGCTGTTGCGCCTCCAGCACCACCACCTGCTTCAATCACAGTAATAATATCACCTGGATTATAACCAGATCCAGCGGCTACAATAGCTAAAGATTGTATAGCTCCACCGTTTTGTGTTATAGCTACAGTTAAACCTTGAGCCATGTTGTTAGAACATGTTGTTGCTGCGGTTACGGTACTATAAGCAGCTCCTGCTGCTGTTAAATTTAGTGATCTAACGGAAGCTAAACTTGTTCCTGCCATAATAACGTTTATATTACCTGTAGCACCCATATATAATACAGAGCTGTTTAAGTTATTACCTAAAACGCCTGTTTGATTTTCAAAAATCCAAGCTGGTTTACCATCTGGAGTTCCTACTAAACCTGTTGAACGCATTGCTTTACCAGCTATACCATCACTTATTGGAAATTTACCCATTTTTTTTATTTTTTACTTATTGATTTAAACTTTTCTGCGCCTCGTGAACCAAAATACGCCACGTAGACTGTTGTTGTTAGAGTTTTTAATAAACCTATCCACTCTTGTTCTACTGTGAATGATAATGCTTCGTGGCTATCAACCCATATAAAAGCAATTGTCATTACAGATAAAAATATTAAAGACATTGGACGCGTGTTTTTACTAAGCCATGAATCGCTTTTCATATCGCTTTCCCAACGTTTACTTATTTCTTGCATTTCAGTCATATCTTGTTCTAATAACATTAATGCTTTTTCTTTATCCTCTGCAGGTAGCACAGGATCTTTATGTATTAAATTTTTTACTAAACCTAAAACTCCAGCATCGGGTAATACGTCCCCTGCTAAATCTAAAATACCTGGAGCAGCTTTGCTTAAAAACTTTCCTACTTTAGTTTGGTTAAATTTCTTTTTACTCATTATGATCTTTTATATGCTTCGGCTTCCCATGGTAAGTCTTTAGCACCTTCTGCCATATCAGCTCTTGAGTATTTTTTACCTTTCCAATAAACGTTTTCATTATCGTAATCTAAATCACCACGTTCCATTTGCTCAATATGTATCTTTTCATGAGCAACAACATCGTCTATTTGACTTGGGTCTAAATCTTTATTTACGATTATAGTGCCATTGTTATTAGCTTTACCCATAACACCTTCTTCCATATCAACATGATAAATAGGAGTATTATCTATTTTATAAGGAGGGTTATTTAGTTTAAAAGCCATATTATTTTTTATAAGGTAATATTTTGTTTAAAGCATCCCTGCGACTTTGACAGCCGCAAGGAATATTTAAACCTTTTGATACATTATCAACTAATTTTTTGATACCAGAAGCTTTAGTAAACTTCTCTATGTCATCTCCTAATCCTCTAGATCTCATATTAGTTATTATGCGAATGCAGCAGTTCTCCAGTACATTTGTGCTGGTACAGCAGCTTGATCAACTCCTAATTGAGCTGAAGCTACAACTCCACCTGGATTAGCAGTCATTGCAGAACGGATAGCTGAAACAATAGGATTGTTTTGTCCAGATACAATTGTTGGATTTGCAACAGCTGAAATACTAGTAGATACTGTTAAAGTTAAAGTTTGGTAACCTGCAGCTTGAGCAGCTCTACCAGTTAAACCAATTATAGCTGTTTTAGCGTTAGCTCCTGTTGCTCCAGTTGCTTGAACTCTTGCAATGTCTTCTACATTTACTAAGATGTTTTCTGTTGGTCCTAATGGTTGTACAGCGCCTGAATTTCTTACACTGAATTTAATAAATTTTGCCATTTTGTTTGTGTTTGTGTTTGTGTTTATGTTTATGTTTTGCGAGTTTTGTACAGTTCTCTACTGTTATTTTTTCATATATTTAATTGCTTTTTCAGCTCCCGCGGGTTGTGTTTCTTGCTCTTGATTTTTTAATTTTCTTTTTGCTGATACTCTTTCACCTGGTACTATTGGTTCTTTACGTGTCTTCATCATATCATCTTGCCCACCATCTCTTTGTTTCATTTTATTGTAAAGATCTTTTCCAGCTTTATAAGCGCCACTTGATACTGAGTTTAAAACACCTTCAGCGGCAGTTCTAAGAGTAGTGTTTTTAATTTTTTTACCTACATCACCTATGGTAGAATCCATAGTTAGGTCTTGCTTTAGTGGTGATCCTCCTGACTGTGAATGCTTAGACATCCATGATCTTCCTCCGCTAGCATCTTTAGCTATAGGGTTATCGTTTAATAAGTCTTTTTTTTCTTGTTTAGCGTAGCCTTTGTTTTGGTTTTCTGCTGGTGATCCGTAATCCATAGTTTTATTTTTTAAATTTTTTGTTATCGTATTTTAAGTCTCCAGCTAATCTTGAAATATGTTTTTCATCAGCTGTCATATTTTTATCACTATGACCATGTTTGTTATCATAATCAATATCTTCTTTTAGATATGTCATGTGAGCTTCATCGTCTTTTTTAGTTGCTTTGTAATTAGAGGCTGTTACTTTAGTGTCTTTACAACATCTAGCATTGCCAGTGTATTCTCCGTAATGTCCTTTGTGTGCCATTTTATCCGTATTTTTCTTTATATTTTGCTAGTTGTTCTTCTAGCATTGTTTGTTTTTTTGTAGCTTTTTTATCAGCCTCTACTTGAGCGTCAGCTGCTCTACCCGCTATATCACTAGTTACGTTATAATATCTAGTACCTTTGTCTTCTTCGTCTTTGTGACTAAGTCTATCTTTTCTTCTAGTAACTCTATCAGCTAACCTATCAGCTTTATGTTGACTATCTTCGTTTATATAAGAGTTTATAGCGTTTTGAACAGAACCAACTGCTTTCTGAATAGAAGCTACACTAGAAACATAAATATCACCAACACCACCTCTTTCATAACTATTAAGTAAAGGAGTTGTAGCGTTTATTTTTTTTTCTGTAAATTTTTTTTGAAATGGTGAACTCATATTTTTATTTTTTACAACCAAAATTATTAGCGTAATTAGCCATTTTAACAACCTCTTCGCTATAGTTATCTTTCTTAGACATTACAGATGATGCAGCAGAACAAGCGTCTTTAAAACCGTTCTTTTTAGCCCATGCTGTAAACTTACCTTTGTT